AAATTCAAACGACCTGCACTAGGTCTAGCATTCAACTTACCACTTCTCATAAGAGTACGTGATCCTGCCTTACCAGCGATAGTACTCACAGCATTTTTATACCAGGACGCTGCCTTTAACGCCCCCTTTTGTCTATCTATTATGGGGTCAAATATATTTACCATATGTATATTTATAATGAAAAAAGGGCACCTATTACTAGGTGCCCTTTAAGTTTTAACGTTTTATTTGAGAGAGAAAGGTTTACTCTTCGTCTGCCAATTTACTAAAATAAGACAACGTATCGTCTTCCTCACTAGCAGGTTTAGAGTTCACAACGTTAGTACTTTTCACTTTACCGTTAGTCTGTTGTGGGAGGTCTACAGTTTCCACGGTACTAGTGTTTCGTGTTCCCATAATTATCCTATTCAGTTTCTCTTTGAGTTCGTCATAGGTTTTAAAATTACTAGGGTCCACAAAAGCTTTTAAAGGATATTGTTTCGCCCATATTGCTTTAATAGCAGCGTCTTCGGTTGCTACTGGCGTAACTCCTTCAAATTCAGATTTGTCATAGTTCCAATAACCATCAACTTTTCTAATTTTTAGTTTAAAGTTTGCACCTTTCCAAAAATCAAATGGGTTGATTGCTTTTTCATCCGCAAATTGAGGTTGCATTGCTTCTGATATCTTATCAAATATCTTTTTACCAAATTTGAATAAGAAAACTTTGCCTTCATTTTCAGGATGTTTTGGATCGCTGACCATATAGATGTTAGAATAATATGATAATTTTCTTTTTCTCTTACGAGCAATATCTTTATCACTATCTACACCTGTATTCCACAATCTAGTATTATCTTCACTAACTGGATCTTTAGTACTTAAAGTTGTTAATGAATTTTCAATGTACCAACCGCCTTTGTCTTGAAATGCGTGTGACCATACTCTTTGCCAAGGCATTTCTTCCTTTTCAGACGCAGGTAAAAATCTGATAACAGCATAACCGTTTCCAGTTTTATCTAATTCTGGTTTCCAGAATCTATCGTCTTGATACTTGTTTTTGTTTGCTTTATCCTCAGGATTGAGGTTTGTTTCAAGTGCCTTTGTTATCTTATCAAAGTTACTTGATGATGATTTTAATGTTTCAAAATCCATATAATTATATCTCCTTTGTATTAATTGTATGTTGTATTTGTGTTAGCTATATTATCGCTATCTCTTTCTTATTTATATTCTCTAATATATCATAAACCTAGTATATTGTCAAGCTTGGAATAATCTATGTATTTTAAATTAGAAGTACTATACCACTCTTCAATAGGACCACTTACTTTATCTCGTCCATCATTATATAAATTAACCTTATAAAACTGTATCTGTGGAAACCTATTAAACATAGTCTTCCATTGGTTAATCCAATTGATAGCAGGTGTAGGACTATTTCCTTCTGCTGTATAATGTTTAGTACTCTTATATAAGTTATTAAGAAATTTATTATGACTATATAAATCGTGTCCTATTAAATATATTTCATTAGGTCTCTCTACTTTAGCTGCAACCAAACCAGATGAAGCACCACAAGCCCAACCGTGGTCTTTTGGTTCATCAATATCTTCTAATGAGTGTGAATAATCTGGCTCTTTAATCCAACTAACTTTAACTGTAGCGTGTTTAACGTCTTTTTTAATTATACCTCCATCTTTTTTTAATATTGCAACAATACCTTCTAAATTACCACCGTGCATAACATATTGTTTTGAATCACCACGTTCATTTGTTATCAGTATACCTTTTTTAATTGCCTCTTCAACACCTTCTACAGACAAACTATCTGCAAGTACTTTATCATATGAAAATGAAGGCACAGGTGTCCAACCTCTAAAATAACAAGGTATCTTTTGTGCCATACCTGCGTGATATACTTCGTGTGTTATTCCGTGGTCAACAGCAGTTATACAATCGCATAAATCAGGATGGTCTCTATAAATGGCATTGCACCCATACATTTTACCAAATGGTTTATATTTGTATAAATCTATATCTTTTCTACTCTCACCATTGCCTATACAAAATACTCTATCTGGCATTTATTCTATCCATTGCTTCTATTATTTCTTGAATGGTCCAAGTACCATTTATTTTTTTTTCTAATTCCTGAGAGTCTATCATCCTTTAACAAGTGGAACAAAAGTACACCCTATTAAATTTTTTTCTTTATAAATTGGCACACCTGCCTTCTCTTCTTTTTTAATAATCTCTACTATCTGACCACCATACGGCACAATCATTTTACCACCATCTTTTAATTGTTTAAGTAATTTATATGGTATTTTATCTGCCATTGCTGTTACAATAATTTTATCATATGGTGCGTGTTCTTCCCAACCATTGTGACCATCATCTACTTTAAATCTCACGTGTTCATAACCTAATTTCAATAATAACTTTTGTGTTCTTTGTGATAATTTAAAAATTCTTTCTACTGAATATACATCTGTTGTTAATTCTGCCAACACAGCAGTTTGATAACCTGAACCTGTACCTATCTCTAACACTTTGTCTAAAGGTTTAATACCTAATTGTTGAGTCATATATGCAACCATAAAAGGTTGTGATATAGTTTGACCATAACCTATTTCAAGTGGTGTGTCTTCATAAGCAAATGCACCACCCACACAAAACTTATGACGTTGTACTTGTCGCATTGCATAGATAGTTCTCTGGTTGATTTTATAACCCTTGTTCATAAGAGTTTTAATCATTTGGTCCATATCTCTTTTCATTAAAAATAGTTAATATTAATATTAACTCTCCTTGGAGCATTTGTTGTGTTTGAACTAGTATGTAATTTAGATGGATCAAAAAGGATTGCTCTGTTTGCAACACTCTCAACTTTGTCAATTTTGTCGCCATCTTTAAACTTTGTGTAACCATTACAAGTGTTAAAAGCAAGTAAACAACCTTTGTGTGTATAATCTGTATCTATGTGCCAAGTGTGTTCAACAAGTTTGCCTTGATTAGGATATGAATTTATTTTTACTCTTATCAACTCTTTCATCTTTAATTTAGATGTAATTGGTTTTATTATATTAAACACGTCTTTAGTATTATAGGGTTCCATTTTTTGATTGTCATATAACGAGTGAACCATAAAAAATTGTCCGTCAACTCTTTTAACTTCTTTTTTTATTTCCTGTGGGGTTTTATCCCAATCCCATTGAGAATAGTTATCTACTGGTTGGTCAAAATGATACCAAGGAAAAGTACGACCCAGTATCATTTCTTTCATTTCATTAAAAGTGTATTCATCTAAAAAATTATCTATAACTTTAATCATTTTAAACGTTTTTTCCAAAACTCTTTTATCTTATTATAGTTAACTGTAAAATGTTGTTTTAACATTAAATAAGTTATTCTTTCATCTTCTCTATATTTAGAGTCAGTTATAACATTTAAATTTCTATGTTCTATTTCATCTTTAGGTATTAGTATCAATTGTGCTATTGGTGTGCCTGCTTTGATTAACTCTTCTCCTTTTGTGGAGTGCCAAAATATAGGCACCATAATACTACCTATTCCCATATCACAATCTAATACTCCTGAACAAGTTGTAAATCTAAAATCATCTAGGTAAAATGGGTGCAACATTAACAGATAATGGTCTTTAGGTATTCTTACCTTCCAAGGCATATTAACTTTAAGTATTTTCTTTAATGTGTCTTTCGGCCAGTTCTCATAAAAAGGATATAAATTTCCTTCTCCGTGATGAGTAATAAACTCTTGTTTTACACCTATAGTTTTATCCTCTAAAGGTACTTGCCATCTATAAATTTCATCATCACCACCAAGTACATCTATCTTAACGTCTTGATGTAGTCTTACAATATATCCTTGATTTCTATAATCAATAATACCTGGACATTTTGATGTATGTCTTTGTTTTTCTTTTGATAGGTAAGGTGAATTTTCAAATTCACTTCGTTGTGTCAATGTCCCAAGTTTTTTATAATCTTGCGCCATCTTAATCATCCATTTGTGTCTGTATTCACTTGCCTTAATTATAGGCATAGTCGTTTCAACACCTGCTACTTGTGCTATAAAATCAATTTTCATTTTGGAATCCTTCACGTATTGTTTCTTTTAATATTAATTGTGCTTCTACTTCATTGTATCTTAAAAATGGTTTTAATTTTTTGAGTTTAGTGGAGATATTAGGCCAGACAACCTTTTCCTTAATTTGTGTATCCCAATTTTTGATAAACGCAATAGCTTTATCAAGTATGATGGCGGTCTGGTAGCTAATTTTTTCTTGAATAAGTAATCGTAGCATTCTTGGATGTTGACCATTATGTACGCCCATACCACTATCAAAAGTAATACCACGCTTGTTAAAATCGTAAATAATACGACCAATATCGTTTCGCAAATTATAATTAAGAGACTCACTATACTTTCTATATCGTAAGTAGATTTTGTGTCCATCATCTTCAAGTAAATTTCCTATCCA